CCTTAATGCACAAAACCGACCCTGATGTCCTGACGAGAGTCGCCACAATTATGGTTCAAGCTCCCTCAGTTGATGAGTTAAAAAAAAAATAAAATCAACACCTGAAATTAAGAATTTACTTGTAGTCGCAGATAGATTAAAAATAACATTAACCCAAGTTTTACAAATGGAAGTTTGGGAGTATAATCATTGGTTATCGTATTTGCTGATTGAACAAGATGAGCATATACAAGCTATGAACAAGGCAAGACACAAATAATGGCACAAAATTTAAAAATAAACATAGTAGCTAAAGATAAAACACAACAAGCGTTTCAGGGTGTTAGAGGTAAATTAAAAGGTTTAAAAGATTCAATATTTTCTGTTCAAGGTGCATTAGTAACATTAGGGGGTGGTTTAGCTGTACGATCTATTATTGGAACAGGTAGAAGCATTGAAGACCTAAATGTTAGATTAAAGCAATTATTTGGTTCTGCTGAAGAGGGTGCTAAAGCTTTTGATGTGATGGCTAACTTTGCGGCTAAAGTGCCATTCTCATTAGAGCAAATACAACAAGCATCAGGTAATCTAGCTGTTGTTGCAACAGATGCAAATCAATTATCTAAAATATTAGAGATTACAGGTAATGTTGCGGCAGTAACAGGATTAGACTTTGCACAAACAGCAGAACAAATACAAAGATCATTCGCTGGTGGTATAGCTTCAGCAGACGTATTTAGAGAAAGAGGTGTTAGAGATATGTTAGGATTCTCTGCTGGTGCAACAGTTTCAGCAGAAGAAACTATAAAAGCTTTTGAAAAAGTATTTAGTAAAGGCGGTAGATTTGGAAAAGCAACAGAAGAATTAGCTACTACTTTTACAGGTACTCTTTCAATGTTAGGAGATAAATTATTTAATTTTAAAAGAGATGTAGCTGGTGAGGGATTTTTTGATGAACTTAAAAAAGAATTTAAAGCATTAAATCAATTCATAGAAGAAAACTCAGCAGACTTTGAAGCTATTGGTAGAGCAATAAGTAAAGTTTTAACTTTTGCAGTTAAAGCGTTTGCAACAGCAGTTAGAGCAGTAGCACAAGCAGTAGGTTTTGTCAGAAAACAAATTGAAAGTTTATTAAGGTTATTAGGTAAAGATATTGTTGTAGAAATACAAAAAGCACCAAAAGAAGTAGAAAAAACAAATATTAAATTAGGAAAACAACAAACTTTATTTGAGAAAATTTCAGAGGGTATTAAAAAACAAAACGAAGCTTTTAATTTAGCAAAAGAAATAACAGGAAGTATAGTTAAATCTGTTGGTTCAATTTCTAAATCTATTGCAGAGACTATTGTGTTAGGAAAAGAATTAAACGCAACATTAAAACAATTAGCACAATCTATATTAGTAGAAATCATATCTAAAACTATTGAAAGAATAGCATTATTAGGAATAGAAAAGGTTTTAACAATTCTATTAAACTCAAAAGAAGCAGAAAAAGAAAATTTAATAAGAAAACAAAACACTAATTTAAAAAGACAAATTGCTTTACAAGCTACACTTAACGCCTTAGGCGGTGGCGGTGGCGGTGGCGGTGGTTCATTATTATCTTTATTTGGTTTTGGTCGAGCAAGAGGTGGTGCAGTATCTAAAGGACAACCCGTTATAGTAGGAGAAAATGGAGCAGAATTATTTGTTCCAAATCAAACAGGACAAATTACACAATCAGCTAGAGGAACAGGTGCTAGTGGCGGTGCAGTAAATGTTAATTTTACTATTAATGCTGTTGATGCAAGTGGTATTGATAGATTGCTTGTTGAAAGACGAGGAACAATATCAAGAATAATAAACGAATCAGTTAATGAAAGAGGGAGTAGTAATTTAATATAATGTCAGGTGCTTTTCCTATATCAAGTGCAAAATTCTCAACTATGGGAATTAAATCTATACAAAATACAATTATCTCTAAATCAGATAGTGGAAAGAGATTAGCAAGGCAAATAGATGGTCAAAGATTTGCATTTAGTGTTGAGATTATAACAGGTAAAAGATCAGATATTTATGGTGAGTTAATGGCATTTATTGTAAAACAAAGATCAGGTAAAGAAACTTTTACAATTACACCACCTGAAATAAAAAATGCTAGAGGTTCTGAAACAGGAACAGTTTTAGTCAATGGAGTTCACGCAGTTGGTGATACAACAATAGCAATGGACGCATTTGCTGGTGATGGTGCGGGGCGATTTAAGACGGGAGACTTTATTAAATTTGCTTCGCACAATAAAGTATATATGGTTGTTGCAGATGTAACTTCAAGTTCTAATGCGGCTACTGTTACTATTGAACCACCTCTTACAACAGCTTTAGCAGACGACTCAGTTGTTACTTACGATAATGTTTCATTCACAGTTTTTTTAACTAATGATATTCAAGAATTTGGTGCAGTTGGTGCAGATAAAGATGGGAACTTAATTTATAAATTTCAATTTGATGTTGAGGAAGCTTTATAATGAAATATTTAATAAAACATTGGATTAATGTTGATATGATTGCAGAAGAAGTTATTGATGGTAAAGATGTAGATTTAAAAACAAATAACATTGGAAAACACGAAGAACCATCTGAAAATGCAAAATATGTTGTTTCAGATAATATAAAAGTTAAAAGGAGAACAATAGAAGAATATGACGAGAAGCTTAACGACAGCAATAAAGAACGAATTAGCGACTAATGACATTA